TCTTCATATTGTATTTCTTGTGCAACACCCTTGAACTGAATGCTGAATGTCTTTAATACCATATATGTCCTATAAAGGTTTGCTATATAAAGGTTGTGATATATCTAGCCGTATTGATTTGCTGTTGCAGGGTTACTTGCTATGACTGCTGCTGTCTTTGCTCTCCAGTTAATTGTCTCAAATATTGGCTCTACTGGAACTATTCCATCTATTGATATACTGTCAGGTCTTACTCCGTCTAATGAAATTGTTATATTCCTTTCGGCTGCTCCAGTTGCTCCATTTTTAAATGTTAGTGTAACTGCTGCATTTGCACTGCCATCAGTTCCAATATCTCTTACTGGTACTGTTGCTATCTGGTCAAGGAGTTGTCTTAATTTATTGTTATTTATCCATGATGCTTGGAAGTTTCCTGTAATATCTAATACTCTTCTGAATGAAGATACTGCTTTGTTTGATCCTATTGAATATAATAATGCTGGATTTTGTCCAAATGTTACATTTGCTGTCTGTAATTCTGCTACTACGCTTGTTGCATCTAATGCAGTTCTACCATCATCACCTCTCCATCTAAGTTCTCCATGTGCGAATGTATATGGGAATCTAACATCATCTTCTGGTGGTGTTGCGTCAATAGACGTGGTATCATTTGCTTCATTTCCGTAAGATACATCTGCTGAACAGTTTACTGTATCGTCTATTGCTGTACCTAGTGATAAAGAGTTTAATATACATCCAGTTGCTTGTCTTACAATCACTGGTGCTGGGGATTGTGCTGCAACTCCAATTTCTACTGAGAATGGTGTTATTGTCTTAGCTCCAGAATTACCTCCTGCTGTACCCCACGTATGAGTGTTTGGTGTGGCAGATGCGAAGGTTGAGTTTCCATAAAGTGCCTTGAAAATCCAAGGGTTTGATAATACAAAGTCTACTGATAATGATCCATTTTGTTGTCCGTAAGCGTAATCTCTAATTTCTACTTGATTTAGCATAGGTAAATCTTTTGGTGAATGTCCTAATGTCCATGAGCCTAATCTAGCATTTAAACCGAAAGCCTTATCATTCGAAGTAAAAGCAGACGTTCCAAATGTTCCTTCCCAATCATATTTAATATATGAGGTTGCACCAGTTCGTACCATTATCTATCTACTCCTAATTCTATTGTATTACATATAAAGATTACTCTAGGGATCAATTTTTCGGTACCTTATCCTAATCATATGCCTGAACATATTTCTGTATAATCTGCTAAGAGGCTCTGTACCAGTGATTCTAAGGTCAACAGATCCAGTCCTTGTTATTTGATCTTTGATAATTCTAGCCACCTCACTAACTAATTCACTATGTCTGTTTAGACTTTGATATGATCTTATGTCTAATGTCAAATCTATTCCGTGTAAGTGATTTGCTCCACCTAGGCTGAAATATTGTATATCTTCATTCATAGGCTCTATCAATATTATACCTTTCTTAATACTCATATCTCCAAATCCTATCGTTTTTTCATCCCATATTCTTTCTATTCTTGGTATCTCTCCACCTAAACTTGTATTCCATTTAGTCTTAAGCATGGATATTACATCATCTATTACGTCATAAGTTGCTATGGCCATTATCTAAACTCCCTCTTTAATCCCTTATTACCATAAGCTGCCTTTCCTCTAGTTGGGGGTAGGTATTTTCCTAATGCCTCCTCTTCTGTTAACTGTCTATTTGTTATTTTATTTCCTTTGTAGACTACAGATATACCTTCGTCCAATAGTTTTGGATCTGTTGTTTTCTCAAAATGGGTTGTTGATCTTCTCTTTAATCCATCTCTTGCTATGGCTCTACCGAAAAGAAATGTTAACTCTGTTGCCATTCCAGACTTTCCTTTCCTAGTCATTTTATTATATTCTGCTGCTAGGCCAGGATCTCTTGGTATTACTCTATACATAACCCAACTCCTAAGCCGTCTAGCATTTGGCCATGTTCCTTTAGGAACACCGTAAAATTCGTAATCTAATGTATCTTTAATACTTCCTCTTATATGCACTCGTTTTGTATTTGGATCCCATACAAGTCCTTTATCCACCTGCATTCTTGTAAATCCATATTCATTCTTAAGAATCTTTTTTGTTTCACTCATTCCTTCTTTCAAATATATATCTGATATTTCTTCCATTAATCCTTTTTCAGTAAATTGACGGCCACTTTTAAACAATCTTCCTAATATACGTTCTGAATATCCTTTTCCTTCTTTTACTGTTTTTTTATTTTTATTATTCCATGATTTCAGTAGTTTGAAAATTGATGCTCTTATCATTCCTATTGCATTCCCTGCATCCATTATTCCTTTCATTATGGTATGATAAACCATTCTCTACGATTGTCAATACATTTTTCAATGTCTTCTATCCACCTTGACTTTACAGCTTGAAGGTCTATACCAGTTCCACCCATTGGTAACCTATCCATTCTAAGGCTTGTGTTGACAAGTTCGATGGCTGTCATCTTAATAACAACATCTGCAATGTCTCCAGGAATTGCAGTGTCTCCACCAAATCCTTCTCCACCATATCTGTAAGTAACTCTAACTCTGTTCTTTCTTAAAATTGAAAATATATAACCTCTAAGATGTACTGTACCTCTTTCATAATTAGCGTCATACCATTCACTGTTTCCTAGTATGTTAGACCAAGTTGAAGATGATCCCTGCCATACCTCTATCTTATCTCCTTGATCAATATCAAGATCGTACAAGTTTCGGTGTGCTAGGAATAAAGGTGTACCCCATCCAAAAGTATAAAGTAGTGGTAAGTCGTGTAATTCTCTTGTTATTCTTTTTGATCTCCATGCATGGCCCATTCTCCTATCAAGTTCATCTTCCTTCCTATTGATTATCTTTTCTACCTGTGCCTTGTTTGGTGTAGTTGTTGCTGTTATAGGTATTCTGAGAAAATCAGCTATATCTCCTGTTGAACAATACGTAGTTACCATACTATATATTAAACACTAATGTATATAAATTTACTTAAAGACTACAGTTACTTCAGCACTACCATCACAGTCAGCGAATATACCATTCTCGAATCTCCTATGGACATTCTGATAATTTCCCTCTATGGCTGTAAATATAGTGAATTCTATTGGTGTTGCACTTGCTGTTGTACCATTTCTAAACTCGATCTTATTTGAACCAGTTCCTTTCTTTGTGACAAAAACTGCCACTAGGACACCGTGACTTCCCTTTATTAATGTATCTGAGTTAAATGAAACTACATTATGATTAAGCTCTACCATACTAATATGTTATAAATGTGAATATATATAAAGTTTACCAATTAATATAAAAAAAAAGTGGCTATTTTGGACTCTAGTAGCCTATGACTAGAAACTCGAATACCTTCGAATTTACTAACGCTGAGGAATTTGGTACTTCTGCTAAGATATTACCGTTTCCTGAACCAGTGAAAACTTTGATCTTTTCATTGGTCTTGTCGTATTGTACTACTAGTTTTGAATCCGTATATGTAGGAGTCACTGCAACTAGTGTAGATATTCTGCCCTCTTTGAGGTCAGCCGACACTCCGTTGGTCGCATAGTTATCAGAAGCACCGAAGGTAACTTTGATAGCATATACTCGCAGCTTTGAAACCAAAGCAGCTTGCCATGAGAGAGTTTTTCTCACGTTAGCGTTTGTCCAATCTGATGAACTGATTGTTAATGCCATTGATATGTAGAGAAGTTAAAGACTTATAAAGATTACTTCCACCAAGTACCTAATAATTCAATTCCAGTGATTGTTTCTATTACTATAGAACCAAATAGGAATATGATTACTAAATCCCTTGCCTTAGCCAATTTCTCGTTATGATATAATTGTACCATACCACCACTCAATATTTAAAGCATTTAAGTTTAACGCCAGCTATTTCGCTTTCTATCTTCACATTGAACACATTTGAGTATTCCTTTATGATAACCACAATCTTTACACTTTAATGAAAAACTTACAGCTTCATTCTTTCCAGTTCTTCTAAGCATTATAATAGCTAAAACGCCAATAGCAATCATTCCAATTATATACGTGATCATATAAAATAATATATAATAGTATATATAAATATTTCCTAACGTAAAGTTAAGTTCTACTTAAAAAAAATAAAAATGCCCGAGGGCTTTCAATTTTATTTTAGAGTTTTATATCTCTGATTTTACCTTGTGATTTGAAGTGTCTGCACACAGATTCTCCCATTGTACGGAATACACCTTTCTCAACAAATGCGTTGTTGACAAATGGATAGCCCGGACTTCTACGAGTTGCCTCATAGTATTCGGTTGGGATTGCGATTTGGATTCCAATTCTTGGATAACCATATCCCTCTGCATCTGACGTATCGAAAGCGAACAATCTACCTACTTCACTTGTGTCGGCAGCTTTACTAGGTGAGTCCTTACTTGGAATGAATGGGATTCCATAGATTGAATCTACATGAATACCTACTCCTGTTCCTTTGAATGTCTGAATACCGTTCACATCAACTTGTACTAAACTTTCGCCGTATGGATTTGGAATACGGACAGAAGGCATATACAAGCCTTGTATCTCGGAATAGACTTCGTGAGAACCTAAGAACACATTTGGATCTTTACCTGCTGCTATCCTAATCTTTCGTAAGAAAGCTCTTAGGGTATCATCAGTTAAGACACCGTTTGTTCCAATCGTACCAGAAGCTGATTCAACAGTGGAGTCATAAGTTGTACCACTATCTCTATCAATCGTTGCATTAGCAGCCCATGGATCGTAATGTCCTGATCCT